AGAACCAGTCTTATAGTTGTATACTAAGACTTTGTTTGGATAGGTGCCACTAAATGAACTGGTATCAACCGCGGGAAATGTCCAATAGACTTGCTCGGTGTAAAAATCTCGAATACCCACAACCCTATCAACTTCAGTTGCACCTGTATGAATGTCCCAGACGGTATCCGGAATCTTATTATCTATACGATCTACGTTTGTTCCAGTACATGCATGGACGCCCGTATTACCAATAGCCAATAGAACCTTATCAAAAGCTACTGCAGAAAAAGTAGATTCTGCTCCAAGCTCAGTATTAACTTTGTACCAAGTGAATGGGGAAGCATAGTTATTTGTTTGCCTGAGCGTCCAAGTCGATCGTTCAAAATAAACAATTAACTGATCTTTTATGAATCCACAAGAAATTATTGATTCATTAGTAGCTGCTTCGAGGAAGTTGCCGTTTCCGGGAATATCCCCTCGCCATGCATTTGAGGCCAATGGATTTCCATACTTAGCCCACCGGGCACGATTGGTATATTGGACGCCACTTTCTGTCGTATTAAGGGCAACCATATAGCCCTTATATATTATTAACATTAAAGCTGTATCAAGGTTAGTGCCGCCCGTTACCGCAAAGCTTGCAGTAGTCCAAGCACTGCCATCCCAATATTGAATTCCATCCGCGGCATTGTTATTGGTTACGAATAATATACGATCACTCGCATTAGCTCCGCGCCAATTTGCGCCCCAAAAGAACTGGGAATCTGATCCGGTCCATATACCAGTTCCGAGCCGAGACCATGCGCCCGAGGTGAATGTATACGCAAATTGGGTATCAAATGCATAAGTAGGATCAGCGGTAGAATCATCGGTTTCGTATCTCAAGAATCCCATGACAGGCTGCGCAGGATAAAAGTATATCTGGGTGCTTGCAGTAACCCCGGTAAAGACATACGCCCCAGTTGTGGTGTTATATGTTGCGGTACCTGATCCTGTGTTGAGCATGGCCGCAGGAGTTCCCACTTGATATACCGTAAATATCTGTGTTCCTATAGAAAATAATTGTCCCGCGCCAAATTTAGTTCCGGGTGCGGTTCCGCTTGCGGCGCCGGAACCATTAGTTGATCCCAATGCAATGCGCAGGCGAGATGAAAGTTGTGCAGTGGCCAATGGCGCACCAGTATTCATTAAGCGTGAGCCGAATCGTTTGCGAACCCTTCCACGAAAGATGTATGCATTGTTTAGCTCTTGGAAGGCATCATCGGGGATCAACCAACTTTTCAAATCTGTTTGAAGACCGCCCTCCATGGGCGCAATCATAAATCTATCGAATGGCATATTAGTATCCTATCGCAAAATAGGTAATATTCGAGGTGGCAGTACCCGTAGTTGTTCGAGGAGAAACATATACAGTAAAGTTAGTTGCGCCAACAGCTGTAAGGCGAACTGCAGTATTAGTATCGCTACCACCACCTTGTGCTATTTGAGGAATAACCGTTATGCACGTATTAAACACGGGAATATTTGCTCCTGTGGGGAAACTAACAGTTTGTGAACCAGTGCATGATACGTTTGCTGCCCATTTGAGAATTAACCCTGAAGGCAGATATGTCCACCCCGAAGATAGTGCTACAGGAGTTGATGTGCTCAATATGGATGCTGTCATTGGAAAAGTAACAGCTCCCGCAAAAGAACTTTTTCGAAGGAATAATTCTGGCTGACCAGTCAGTACGTTCGGTGCTAATGGAATTTGATCATATAATCCCACTTCTCCTGCGCCAAATATTGGAGCTGGGACCGACAATAGTGGAAAGGTTATCCATTTATGCTTTCCTTGATCTCCCGATCCATCATTATATTGCACATGATTAACTGAGAATGCAGTATCAATAGTGCTGAAATTCTGTTGAATGAGCGCTTGGGTTTGACCAAGACTTTGACTTGATTGAGGTACGTTATTTAACATGATATCTCCTTAATAGGGCCATCCAATTGGTCCCCATCCCCATCCATTACCATACTTATTTTTCTGCGTGTAGATTGTTGCGGTTCTTTCATTTGCTTGCTGTGTGAGTGTTGCGCGCTGCACAAGCATCTCTTGAGCTTTAAACTCAGGCATAATTAATTGCACGCTATCCAGATCAGAACGATCTTCGAATATTTTCTTAGCAGCGCCATACGCAATGTATTGCCACCATTGATTTAGATTGGGTACATCTGCATCCAACAAAAGCTGTGTTGGTAAATAATCCACTTGCATTTCAATTGAATACACGATATCTGGTACAGGCCTCAATATGAATTGCTGATTATAGTACAGCATTGCACACACTCTTCCTGGCTGATAAGTAACATTTTCTACTGTGAGATTTGCCCCATTGAGTGTGTTATTAGGAAAAGTGATAGTGTAAGCACCAGTAAGGTAGTTTACTGTTCCAAAATTAATTAAAGATGTCGCTGGAGTATTAGGATAGCCCAAATAACCCAGCGTATTATTTCCCAGTATTGGATAATCAACAAGAACCTGTGCAACATCATTGGTTCCTACGGTAGAAAATACGACATTATTTTGCAGGAATGGTACCGAGTTTATAGTTCCTATGAATGGACCCGTTGTACCATTAACAGTAGCTTGTTGAGTTATGACAGTATTCCATATTGGCCAATTACCATAAAATTCATCCCTATCCTGTGTATATGCTAGAGGCACACCTGCTGCATATACCTGTGGATGTATTGCGACTATTTTGTTCTTAAAATCATATAGCGCGTCATTTACATCTGTTGTATTTGTTGAGTATGTATCAACATTAGGTTGAGTATAAAAAGTGAAAGTACCCCTTAGATCAAATAGCCTCAAGTGCTGCGGGAAATCATACAAAACAAAAGTATTGATATATTGATTCAACTCTTCATCTGAAAGCGTGTTATTAGACGGACTTCTTGTGAGCCTTCGTACTTTTTGTTGTATCGTGGCAAGATTAGCTGTCGCCATCGGCATTCCTTTACTGGGTTAATACATTACGAGTTGCTTGTGAAACACTTGAATTTACTTCACCCACTGGACTTACTTGCGCTACTGTTCCGAAATGACCTGGATTCTCTGCCGGGGTTACAAATGGGTCGAATTGGGTCGTATCTATATCCATTGAAAATGAACTGCTGTCTATAACGGTAATATCTCCCTGGAATCCATTAAGTGCAGTCATGCCGAATCCTGTAGGTATAAATAGGCGCACAATCAATCCTGTTTCATACTGATTGTTCCCTGGGGTTGATCCATCGAAGGTAGTGGTGATTACCACCGGATTTGCCTGAGTTATTGAGAGGATCATGCGCAAGGCCGGCTGATAGGTCGGGAACATCACGGAATTGAAACGAGGATCGATTGGCATTGTTTATCCTAGAGAGTTACTTCCTGTGATACTTGATACAGCTCTTTTGGTGCGTATAAGTCAGCATCATCGTCAAGGTAATCCAGGTTGTTAAACTGAAATCGATGTAACTTACGAGTTGTTACCATCTTCGAATTACCGTACATGCCATCGCCCGTGTGGCCGCCACGCATACCAAATTGGCCGATATTTCCTGGCAAATGTTTGTATTCAAGGCTATAGCATTCTTTTTGGAGCCAACGAGCTACGCCTCGAGGGATTTGATACACTTCGCCATCAGCAAATGAATACTTCTCGTAGTTATCGCCTTTATATCGGTAATAACTAAAAGAAACACCGCCGCCTGGGTTCTCAAGATTCTTAAACATACCCACTACAAGCTCTCTATCTCTTGCTTTGCGACGTTCAAGTTCTTTCATCAATTCAGCGCGGTCTTTTTTGGGACCAGTAGCCATTGATATAGTATCTATACGACCAGTATTGTATGTTTTCTTATCTGTATATACTGACGATTCTTTTGTACTTCTTGCCATCTTGTATCTCCTTAACAATTCCCCGCAGGCGCATATGGTACCTACGGGGATATTTTATTCTTCTACTGATTAAACGATTTACCTGCAATCCAAGTAATAACGTTAGTTGCCACACCGGCTGGAGAGCCTGCACCAGCAGCAAGAATCATACCGATTTGAGCGGTGTTGATAGTTGAATCGTTAATTACATTTGTATTGCTAGCAATTGCTTGAGCAGTATTTTCACCGACAGGAACAACCTGTGCAGGAGTAAATTCTG